CTAGCTGGCCATAGGATTTTGAGATGACTTGGGAACCAATAGCCACAGCCCCTAGAACCGGCGAGATGATCGACCTCTGGGTTCACTGGCGCGAGGCGGACGACGAAGACCTGCCTCGCCGTATACCGGACTGCTATTGGGGGCTGCTGGAGAACCGCAAAGACTATGGCTGGGTAGATCCAGACGGCGAGTGGGGCGAGCCGATGGATATAGAGGAAAGGTTCATCCCAATGCTCTGGATGCGCTTCGACCCGCCGGAATCCACGTAAACCCCTAACCGGCTCTGGGAGTGCTTGCCCGCACCCCCAGAGCCTTCCGCCCAATGACCGAGCGGAGCCTGATCAGGCCCGCGCATCAATCGGATTGGTCACCGAGAGTCAACCAGGAGAATAGGCAATGACCGCCTACGCAGACCTAACCAACGACGAATTGCAGGGCGAAGCTGTCGCCGTTGTCCGAGAGATCGAAAGCCGACTGACCGGCCCTCGTCTTCGGCGCTGGCGCCGCATTCATGCGCTGATCCGAGACTTTGAAGAGGATATCCACGCTGACGGCGGCATATCCACGCTGAGTGTCGGCGGCGGAAAGGATGTCCCACCCCCGCCGGTTCCGTAAGGCTATGCTGGATTTCATCCTCCACATGGACTCGGCTCAGGTGTTCACGCTTTTTGCGGCCGGGACGTTCGTGGTGTTCATCGTGTCCGCGCTGGCGGCCTTGGTGGACTTTAAGGAGCATAGCGACACGCTGGGTTCTGCGGCGCTTCTAGCGATCCTGCTGGAACTGTCCTACCTCGTTCGCAGCGGCGCGCCCGGCCCCATGGGTATCGGTGAAACCACATGGATGATCGGCGGCGATCTTCTTGCGCTAGCCATCATGGTCTATTGGCTGGCCACGCGGGTTCGCTGGTGGAAGTTCGTGATGGCCTTCCTGTTCGTTCTTGGCTTGGTGGTTCACTATGCCGCGCTGAATGAGTGGTACGCCGGGCAGGATTTCAGATACACGTCTATATTGTACCTGAACCTAATTGGCGCGCTCCAGTTGCTCGTCAATGCAACCCCGGGGGTGCGTTGTGTGGCGGGTCTACTTCGCTCTTGGGTGCATGGTGATCGGCGTCGCGCTGTTCGTGTTCATCACGGCCTATCTCGATGAGAGACGATCACGAACGCAGGATCGCGCTTCTCGAAAAGGTTAGCGAGGAGATCCCCGCCATCAAGGAAGACGTGGCAGCGCTGAAGCGTTTTCAGGTCTCAGTCATGACCGTTATGGCCGCTCTGGGCGCCACTGCCACCTTCTTCGCTGACAGCATCAGAAAAAAGCTTGGGCTATGATGCGGTCAAACCCCATGCCGCTTGCTAAACCCGTGCTCGACATTTGCCGTAGCTCGGGCGGCGGCGGCTTCTTCAATCGTTGGAAACCGTCCAATGGTTTTGACGCGGCAATTGACGCTGATTTGAACCCGCCACTTCATCGCCCTCTTGTCCCAAGCAACACCGGTTATGCCGGAGGAGTTGTCCGACCGTCGTTTCGCGTTGCGTTGGTTTTCGACTATCGAAACGTCGCGGAGATTGTCGGCTCTGTTGTTAGCCGGATTGCCGTCGATGTGGTCAACTTGACCAATCGGCCACGCTTTGTGCGTCAAGAGCCATGCAATCCGGTGAGCGTTGTATTCGCGGTGCAGGATCTTTCCGACGCGATACCCATCACGGTTCGTGAATGTAAACGCTTCGGTTCCAGCATAGCGCGCGTTCCAGCGGACGTAGTCCCGATCCCTTGCGCAAAATTCTCTAGGCCGGTGAAGCCAGTAGAATTTACCCGTCTCAGGTTCATACTTGAGAAGCTGGCGCACGATGTCGTAAGTAAGGTCAGCCATTTCGATCCTTCCGAGATCGTTAGGGGTCAGGGCGGGCGCGGTGCTTCAACACTTCGCTCGCCCGCATTTATACCTGATCGCTGGAATCCTGTCCAAGCCCTTAGCTTTGGAGTTTCGGCATGATCTGGTTCCCCCGCCGCATCGGTCCACCCAAGCCAAGCCGTATCGGGCTGATCTGGACGGCCATGCTGAAGGCGGGATCAATCCGCCAATGGGCCATGATCTTGGGCGCCATCCCCATGACCTTCGTGGTGGGGGTCATCATCTACATCGTCAAGGACAAGTCGTGGGGCCAACCGGTTCTGCAATTGAACATCCTGGCAAACCTTGGCTACGGCCCGCTGATCATCATCGCCATCATCTTCGCAGCTCTAACCGGCACGTCCATAGCGGCAAACGTCGGTAAGGGCGGGGCGGGTATCTCGCTCAAGCAGGATGACGAGGACGACGCCCCCAAGACCGTCGCCGTGTCTGGCGATCTCACCATTACGCCGGAGAAGACGCCATGACCTACGCCTTAGGCCAGCGCTCCCTTGACCGCCTCAAAGGGGTCCATCCGGACCTCCAGAAGGTCGTGCGGCGCGCTATTGAGATAACGCCTATCGACTTCACGATCACCGAAGGCCTGCGGACCCTGGAACGCCAGAAGGCGCTTCTAGCTGCTGGAGCATCGCAGACGCTGAAATCCCGCCACATCACCGGACACGCCATTGACTTCGCGGCGCTGGTTGCGGGTGAAGTGCGTTGGGATTGGCCGTTGTACGGCAAGATCGCGGCGGCTTTCAAGGCGGCGGCTGCTGAGCTTGGCGTGCCGATCATTTGGGGCGGCGATTGGAAGTCGCTCCGCGATGGGCCGCACGTCGAGCTGGACCGGAAAGCGTACCCGTGACCCCGGCCCGTCTCGCATGGTCCGCCATCGGCATCGCCCTATTCGCGGCCCTGATCTGGTTTGCCAATCCCTTCGACATTCGCGGCGTGAGGAAGGCGGCAAAGGTTCAAGCCGTGACCGCTACCCAGCAAGCCGCCGTCGCGACCAAGACGACCGAGGTTCTCGACCGCGTCGTCAGGTCTGAAGTCATTATCCGAAATCAAGCCCAAGGAGCCATCGAACATGTCGAGCAAGCCCAAGGCGCAGAAACTCCGCTTCCGCCCGCTGTTGCCGCTAGCGTCCGTGCTGGCGTTGACGGGCTGCGCAAGCGCTCCGGGGCTGGTGACGATCAACCTTCCGGCCAGCCTGCGAGCGCCATGTGACCGCGCCGAAGTCGGACCTCTGGCCACTGTCGGGGATCTCGGCTCCCTCGCGGTGAGGCAGGAGGCGGCGCTGTCGGTGTGCGACGGACGGCGAGAGGCAATCGTGGCGATTGTCGATGGATATGCGGAGGCGACCCGACCCAAACGCTGGCGACTTCCCTGGGCTAGATGATAGCCCCTCGGGGCCGACACCACGCATAGCGGCTCGCCCTTGGGCTGGAGCCTTACAACAGAGCCCTCCGGTTTACGCCGGGGGGCTTTTAGTTTATTGCGGCGACTATAAACCAATCGTTCGCGTCGAGGTCGGCTTGCGTGAATGTCTGGGGTCCGATGGCGACGGCGTCGCTTAGGCCCCAACCGCCTTGATCTTCGAACCTAGTGTCAGCCCGCATGATCTTGTCGGGATCGCCCCATGCGCGGCGAGAAACGGCCTTGCCATCCTCGACTGCCTGTAGCGCTGCGCTGATATCCATCCCCCTCTCCTCTATCTCTCTTCGTCGTTCAGGATATGGCGAACCCGTTATATTGGTTCATCCCGGATCGGTTGACGGACCTATTCGTGGACGCGTTCCGCGCCATCAATCGCGAGGTTTTTTCGGCCGGGGTGGTTCACTGGATCTGCACAAAAGGCCGCCCAAGACGCCGATAGTTTAACTCGATCACTCCAATAGCGCTGAACAGTGAACCCGACGCCATCATATCCGGTAGGGATGGCCGCAAGGTTCTCCTTGTCCCAGCGCAAGCTCTCAGCCGCCATCTGACGAATGAGCCTAAGCTCCTCAGCGAGCGCAGCCGCCGCTTCCACGGCGGGGTCAAGCTGCTCGCCGCAGGGCGTGTCGGCTGTTCCGGGATGATCACTCATTCTGTTCTCTCTCTATCCCTGCGGCATATGCCGGTTGGAGGGGCTATCGGTCGATCTTCTCGGCCAAAATGACGGACGGCTGATACATATCGATGTACCCAGCCCAGTCCGCTCCGGTCATGTTCTTCTCGCTGGCGTCAGCGGCAGGGTCGGCCATGCGGACAGGAACGCCTACAGCCTTCAGGGCGATCTCGATTTCGCCCATGATCGCGGACTTTCCGCAACCGACAGGACCGGAAACGGTCACGGTGATCTCGCTCATTCTCTATCTCCTACAGCCCGGAGGGGGTTGGGGTTGGGGGTGTCTAGGCCTGATCCGCGCGGGCCATTTCACGGCAGTGCATGTGTTCCGCCGCCAACTGGTGAGCATATTCGGACTTCTCGCCGAACATCGCGACCGCCTCCAGCATGAGCTTGAAGGTCTCGCGGGCGCTTTGGAGCCAATCGGCCTTGGTCATTGGTCTGTTCCTTGTTGCGTTGGTCTTCGGATCACCCAGCGCGGGGAGGGTGCGCTGGGAAACCGGAAATCCAGCCGAGGTTAGGCGGATCTGGCGTTGGCCATGTTGCGCTTGTAGCGGTCAACTGAGGCCATGGCCTCTTCGTCGGTGTCGGCCGCGTGAAGGAAGTTGCGCTCGTCGGTCCAGGACCACTTGCCGTCGTCGGTGTTGGTGATTTCAAAACCCCGGTAAATCATCACTGGCTCCTTGCTTGCCAAATCTCCGTTGCAGATATAATATCCGTGTCAGAGATTTCTGCAACAGGAAAATGCTTGTGACAGATACGATTTGTGAGACTCGCCCCGACGCGCTACAGGGCGCTATGGATGGTGAGCCTTGGCAAAGACGCCTGAAGGATATGGGGATCAGTCAGCTTGAGCTGGCCGAGGCCATCGGCATGACGCCGACCAACCTTTCGACCGGTCTGCGCGGCAAGTGGAAGCACGGCGTGCCGCAGGATCTCAAGGCGCTGATCCTGGCGCTAGAGCGGCTCTCGGAGGGCAAGCGGGCCGAATGGCTGATCGCGGCGAAGGCTGAACGCAAGCGCCCAGACGGAGGGAAGTGATGGCTATTCCGCCAGAAGATCTCGAAATCGAGCACATCACGCTCCGCTGCCGCGAGCACCTGGGATCGCTGCATCTGAACGACGGCAAGCACGCGATCCGCGTCACCCACATTCCGACTGGCCTGAGGGTCGAGGTCCAGCACGAGCGCGGTGGCGGCCACAAGATGCGCGACAAGGCCATCTCGATGATCGAATGGGGCCTGCTGCAATGAGCGGGGCCGCATAGGCTCTCGCCCCAGATACGCCCCAGTTTGAATGGGTCCAAACACGAACGGGAACAGAACACCCCGCCCTAAACCTAGCCCCAACCCCTTGATCCCCAAGGCCCAGCCGGGTGGCGTGTTCGTTTACACGGAGAGGGTCTTCCGGCTGAAAAGGGTTTACAGCCTGGACCTAACCCGTTGATTCCCTTAGAGGCCCGCAAGGTAGGGTTTACCGTCTAGGTCGTTGAATCTCGGGGCTTTGTTTAGTCCCTCCGGGCCTACCACCTCCCCTAAATTCCCGAACAATTACAACGGCGTTTTCAGGGTTTACAGAAATGGGTTTACAGCCATGTTCACTTTTCGTCTTTGAGCAGCTTCATTGCGGCCCGTGCCAGCCTCGGCTGATTGGCGCTCAAGGTGTAGCGCTCAACCTCTTTCAGGCTCGCGTGTCCGGTAATGGATGCGATCTGGTGCGTTGTCGCGCCAGCTTCGGCCAAGCGGCGGGCGGCGGCCTTGCGGAGACCGTGCGGGCTTAGGTCAGACGGAAGCCCCGCCTTAACCACGCACTCGCCGAACCAGCTCGTAAAGCCTGCCTCAGTCATTGGACGCCCATAGGCCGTCATGATGAAAGTCAGGTTGTCGCGTGGTAGCGCATCAAGGGTGCGCTTCAGATCCGGGTGCAGCGGGATAGCGAGATTGACCTTCCCCCCGCCTTTCTTCTGGGTGACGTGCAACAGACCATCGCGGACGTGCTGGCGACCCATACGAACGACGTCGGATCGTCTCTGGCCGGTGTATAGCAGCAGGGCGAGCGCTAGGCGGGCGCGTGAGCCCTCAGGCCAATGGGCGGTGAACTGGGCGATGTGCTGATCATCCCACGCCGTGAAGCCCTTGCCCTCGCGCGGTAGCTTGACCCCGGCAATGGGGTTTGACGACACTATCGCGCGGTCCAGGCCGAAGGCGTAAACGCTGCGAAGGCGCTTGAGCAGGTTGCGGGTAGCGCCGGGGCGGTCTGATCCCTTGTCCCGGATGGCCTTGACGTGCTGCGATGTGAGCTGGCGCGCGGGGTGGTTGCCATAGACCTTGCGGAACCGCTCTAGGATGTTGCGGTAGTTCGCTTGCGTCGCCGCCGACAGCCCGCGCCATTCGGTTGACTGATAATAGGCCGCGAGAAGGCTGGAAATCGAACCGGGCGGGCTTGATCCCGCGCCGTCCAGCTTCAGGCCTTGGCTGGCCTCCTGATAGGCCTGCATGAACTCTGGCGACCCGACAGCGCCCGGCAGCGTGGCGCGCACATAGCCCGGCCGCCTGTAGTAGTGGCGGACGTGGCCGTGCCGATCCACAAGGCGCTGGATATGGGGCAGCTCAAGCTTGGTCATTGCCTAGAAGGGCATCCCATGGGTTCGCCTCAAAAGAGGCCTCGGCGGGCGCTGGCGTCAAGACGGGTTCTGCGTCGTCGATGCTGATGATCCCGGTGCGCGGGTCCACCTGAACGCGACGCCAGCCCGCCGCTTTCGCCGCCTGGATCACGCGCGTCACGTCGCGTTGGCGGAAGGCGCTAGGTGCTCCCATTCTCCCCCCTCCCTATAAATGGCGGGGCGGGTTTCGGGTCAATCATCCCAGCCCCCGCTCACGATCTGGCGAAAAACACTTCCGGCAGCGCGGCTGAGCTTGGCGGGCGCGCTGTTGTGCCTGGCCACGGCCTCACGGTGCCGGTGGATAGCCTCACGGCGTTCATGCAGGTATTCAGCGAGGAGCATAAGCGCGGCTTCTTCGCGGGCGGGGGTCAAGGGGTGGGCTCCTGCGATTGGAGCGCCTGAAGCAGGACCACGCAAAGCGCCAAAGCTGGCGTCGGAGCGATGTCGTAAACCTCCATATCGCCGCTGATCAGGAACTTGCCTTCGTGGCTCTCGATATGCGCTTCGTACTTCCCGTTCGCGAATTGTTGCACGCCCCACGTAACCGGTAGCGGCAGTTTCTCCCCTATCAGGGCAACGATAGCGTCTAGGGAGGTGGTTACGGATGGCGCATATTCAGCAGGCGCGCCGTGGCTCCCCATCAGCCAATAGTTAAACTCGTCAAGGCTTGGCCATAGCTCGCCCAGCATCCATGCGGGACTATCCGGCTTGAGGTTTGGATGCTTAATCCATCCTGAAAACTTCGGAATAAGCGACAATGCGATGTCCGCGTCCAACTCCCGCGACCCGCTCTCCGCATCCTGTAGGCGCTTGATGAGGCTATCCATTGGCCTTGTCCTCTGTAAGAGCGGCGCGGCCTGCGGGGCTGATGACTTCGGGCGGAATGAAGCGTCCGCACTCCTCGCCGTCATCAAGGTCCGCGATGAATCCGGCCCGGCGTAGATCGGCCATGTCATCCCAATCCAGATCGTTCCAGTGCGGGCTGAAGTCCTTTCGCGGAGACAGCCATGCGCAGTCGCCGTCTTGGGCGTGAACGATGCGGGCTCCGGCTGCTAATTGCTCCAGAAGATCCCTGGCCGATTGTGTCAGCTTCCCAGCCATCACGCCTCACCACGGGAGAGAAGGGAGAGGGCGCCATGGGCTTCTAGGGCGGCAACCGGTTCAGGTTTGACCATCTCGCGAAACCGGTGCGCGCCGTAGCAGAGGTCAGGGATCACGCGCGGCACGCCGACGAGGTCTAGGCCCACGTCGCGCCAGAACTCGCCAAGGCCGACCGTTTCGTTTCCGTGAGGGAGATCGCCCCACACGGCCTCGATCTGATAGACTTCGCCTTTGGCCAGCGGGACGGCCAAGCCTCCTGGTGCAGGGCTGTCATCCACGCAGACGACCCATTCACCGACCCCGCTCATGGCTGATCTCCGGTGAGGGCGGCGGGCTCATAATCCAGCGCGTTCGGGTGGCTGTAGCCGACAAGCCCGCCCGCCATCTTGATCCGCACGTAATGGGCGTGTGAGAGGTGTTCGCGCATGATCGTCACGGTCTCGCCCGTCTCGGTGTGGCGAGCTTTGTGACCGGCGATTGGGTTCACGCCGTAGACGCGCTTGACGTAGTCGTAAGCCATCACGCCTCTCCCGCACTAGAAGGGGGAGGGGCTTGATCCATCTCATCGCATCGGGCCTGGTATGCGGCCAAGGCGACGGGGAGATCGGTTAGCGGGGTCGGCTTCAGCCCCTCGCTCGCCCCTTGAGCCTTGAGAGCGGCAAGAGCTTCGCGAAGGTCAGCCGCATGTTCACGGCAGACGCTTGCAGCAATAAACGAGTCTGTAGCGCCCTCGAAAAACTCAGCCATGTCGGCGAGCCTCTCTAATGCCCCCTCAGAGACGACAGCCCGCTGGTCGACAAGCTCGGGATTGCACGGCGCGCAGGCTGTGCCGATCCGTTCGGTTGAGTCGCACTCGTAGCAAGGGGAAGCCTGTTGGGTGGGGGCGCGGCGATAGAGTGGGATGGGGCACGATGCAGCCTTGGCTGGCCAGATGTAGCCCTCCAGACCGGCGGCGAGCGCCGTGAGCGAACCTGAGCCGGTCCACGCCACCGGAGCCTCTTCCCTCGCCTTCTCGGGTTGAGGGGTCATTGGATCTTCCCCGCCTTGATGTTGGCGACAAGGGTCTCGGCCGTAACCAGCGCCGCCTGCGGGCCAACTACGGTGTGAAGCATCTTCAGCGCTCGGCCCGCGACGCGCCCTAGGTTGACACCTGCCGCGACGCCGCTAGGGCCGCTGACGATGAGAGCGGTGATTGCTTCGTCGATCAGATCGACGGTTAGATCGGTCATGGTTAGAGCCTCCTGTTGAGTGTCGGCGCGTCGGTTCCAGGCGGTGATGGCAGGGACTTCGGAACCGTCGCGCGGGTCAAAGCCGGTCGTCACGCCACAGGCTCCGCAGCTCACGCGATGGCGCTTTGTCGTGTCGTCGAACCAGAGGCCCGGTATGCTTCGCCCCGGTCCGCAGAACGGACACGGCAACAGGTCCCGCGTCTCCCCGGCGTTATCGGTGGGGGGGGTGCTTTCAGATCGGGCGGCTTGGATGATCGCTGCGAGGGTCGAGGGACCAAGCGTTCGCACTAGGCCCGGCTCGATCTCGTGGCCTAGAACACGCGCCAGGAGTGCGGTGTCGGCCTCTGACAGTTCCCGGCTCATCGCCCACCCTCCACAAGCGGAGAGGGGGAGAGGGCGGCTTTCAGGCCGGTGATGAACTCGGAAACCTGAACCCAGAGCGTCGTCGGCCACCCGGCCTTGTTGGACCCGTCCAGATAGACCAGCAGCGCCTCAGCCTTCGCGCGACTGATGCGGATTGATCCCGTGCACGGCCCCGGCGCAACTTCATCATGGGGCGTGTTGCAATGAACGCACGGGTCGCCGAAGTGCACCCCCTCCAGCACCCTTACCCGCTCTGCTAGGGCGTCGCGTTCGGCGGTTCGCTCCAGAACTGCCGCTTGCAGCAGGTCGGCCCGCTCGGTTTCGTGGGATAGGGCGTCGAGGAGGGCGATGATCGTGTCGCTCAGGGGGAACTTGGCCTCCAGAGCGATCAGAGCTTGTTCCTGGGCAGTGTATTTTTCGAGGGTGTCATCCGCCTCGTTAGCGACCTCGGCCGCTTTCAGGGTTTCAGCCGCCGCCCTCAGTTCATCGTATTGGTCACTGGTCATGGGTGGTCTCGTTTTTGCACTCATTTCGAATGATCTCGCGGGCCAAGTCTTTCGGGTCTCGGCCCGATGGCGTGAATGGCTTGTGCTCTCGCTCATCCATTTCTAGAACGGCGGCGAGGAGGTCTTCGAATGTGGTTGGAAGAACGGTTTTCATTGGCTCTCCTCCATTGAGCGGCGGGCTTTCTTGGTTGGTCCAAAGCCGCGCGACTGGATCTTGATGGGGGTGGTGGGCTTGCTGAAGCCGCGTGAGGGGATCTTGCGCTTGACCCGACCTTCGCCAGCGTCGCGCTTGATGATGCGCTTGGCCTTGGCGATCATCTTCACGTCCAGCTTGGTTTTCTGGAGGTGGTGATAGTTGCAGAGCGGGCGAAGGTTATGGTCTTCCTCAACGCCCCCGAGGGCGATGGGAATGGTGTGGTCGATCTGTAGGCTGTCGCTGATCTCGCAGCCGGGATAGGCGCACATGCCGTTGAACCGGGCCAAGACGCGGGCGCGGCGGCTCTGGCCCATGGATTTTCGAGGGGTAGCGGGGACGGGCTCGCGGATCATGCGGCCTCCGTCTGGCGCTCAAGTGCGTCCGTCTTTACGCCGATCATTGCAGCGACGGTTTCCATAAGGGCCGTCTTGGACCTCTGGAACTCGTCAGGCCGCATAGAACGCCGCGACTGAGACTTGGCCTTGCGAACCACGACCAGCGGACCGCGCGTGATCACCAGGGCAAAGTCATCCTCGCCGCGTGCAAAGCTGGCGACGCGAAGGGCCGCAGCCTGAGAGCCGCAGTCGATCACCTGTTCATTGTAGAACCCAGCGTCGATCAGCGCGCGTTTCCGCAAGTGCTCCGTCGTCGGGTACAGGTCGGCAAGGCTTTCCGGCAGGGACAGCCAAGCCTCCCGCAGCCATGCGAACTCATGGCGATGCGCCTTCTCTGACCGCTCCTCAATCTCCGCGACCAAGTGAACGTCACCAACGACGTAGTGTTGATCTGCCATCTTGGCGAAGCGACGGATCGGCCGAAGGGCTTCGCCGTCCCACTGCATGGGGATAGGAGGAGCGGACATGGCTATGCGGCCTCCCGCATGACCGCAGCGCGCAGGGCATCAATCTTGGCGGCGGTCTCAGCGAGGAACGCCGAGACCTCGCGCTCAAGCTCTGCGATGCGGTCTTCGTCGCGGTTGAAGCGCTTCACGAACAGCCGCATATCGGCCGGCAGACGTGGATCGAACGAAACGAAGTCGCACCACGCCCGGCCAGTGCAGGCCATCTGCCAGAGCATCTGCGTTTCGTACTTGCCGGGTATCGTTCCGCCGATCAGCGTTTCGATATGGGTCGCCGTGTTGGGACATTTGTTCTCGACCAGGCCGTGAACGCCAACCAAGCCGTCAGGGCTGGCCCCGGTATCGGCAATGGTTGGATGAGGCACGAAGCCCACGGCCTCAACGTCTGCGTCCGTCGTGAAGCTGTAGAGCTGACGTGCGCCGTCCTCCTGATCGTTTCCCCATTGCATAGCGGCGTTTTGGTAGCGCTCGCCCGTGGTTTGGGTCAGGCGTTCGGCGATCAACTCGGCCATGTAATTGGCGCGGCTGGCGCTGGGTCCAGTCTTGGTCTTGGCGATCACGTCAGCAACGCGCGAGGCCGTGACCTTGCCAAGCCGGATCGCATGCCATTCCGGCGAGCCTTGGATGATCTCTTCGGTCATTGGGCTTGCTCCCGCATCTTGGCGGAGCGCTGGTTAGCGGTGCGCACCAGTTCATCAGCTTCAGCCTGCGGAAGGCCACCGATGACTTCGCTGTTACGGGCTTTCCAAGCCTTGATATCGTCCAGCGTCTTGCAGGCGTTAAGCGCGGCCATTGCGGCGGTGAAACCCGCGCTGCGGTCTCGAACCGATGCGGCGTTTCCGTCGTCGTCCTCGCCTGTGGCGATGTTGAAGATCAGCTTCAGCAGATAGCGCTGGCCATAGGAGAACGCGGACCCAGCGGCGTGGGTCTTGGTCATGACGTCGCCACCCTTCGCGCCCTTGCCATCGGCGGGCATATCCACATGGTGGGTTCGTGAGTGACCGCCGATGTGACCGACGCGGCAGAGGACGCGGGCATGGTCAGCCGGAGCGCCTTCGCCAGTGTCAAAGCTCAGCGAGAAGCCATGCTTGACGTAGATCTGGCGCACCGCCCGGTCCAGGGCGTCATAGGTGGCGTACTTGCTGTTGGTCTGGCTGTTCTTCTTGTTTGTGCCGACGACGCCGATTTCGGATTGAGCCGCCGTCATTGAGACGTTGTAGGCTTGTTCTGCGTTCCGGTTCTCGATGTCGAAATACATCTTCATGAGACGTTCGAACTTATCGACGTCAGTGCTCGGATCGCTCGCGGCGCGGGTGAGGGCGCCCATCAGCGTTCCGGCGTCCAGCGACACGATTTGAGCGGTCGGCTTATCTTCGGCTTTTGCGATGGCGTTCATTGGACTGCCTTTCGGATTTCGTCTCGCCGCTGGGCGTAAATCGCCCTCGAAGCGGCTTGGATTTCAGGGGTCGCCAGAGCTATCAAATCCTTGATATTTCTAGCATATTCGGCTAAATCTGTCTCGTTCCGGCAAAGGGAAAACGCCAGTTTGAGGATGATTTCGAGGGGAGCTTCTTTGTCGGCTTCTGCCACGGATCGCCCCAGATGCAGGCCGTTGCGACCATCCCAGCCAGCGTCACGATGACCATCAGGGGATAGGCTGCGATGATGGCGAGGGCGGTCATTTCTGCCCCGCGAGAACAAGCCGCAGGGTCGTCAGGAGGTCCCGACGCGGCGTACGGTTGATGTCTTCGATGATCTCCGCGTATTCGTGGAAATCCCGGCCGCAGGGCTGGTGCAGATCAGCCCCTTGGCGTTGACCCTCGGTGTCTGCACGGGAAAGGGGTTGGGAGCGCATCACGCGGCCTTTTCGACAGCCGCAAACGTACGGACGGTGACAACCTTTTCCTCTTCGGTGACGGTCAGGTCGTAGGCGTCATCCATCCATTCGACGGCCTCGGGCTCGCCGTGCTTCCCGCCACCGTACCAGTAGGTCCAGCCCACCCACGAACCGTCAGGCATCTTGGCGGCGACGGACTTGCTTTCATAGTGGCGGGAAGACGCGCAGGGCAGGCCGGTCTCGACTTCGCCCCCGCGCAGTTCGTCGGTCGCGCCCTGCAATTCATAGTCATCATTGCGTTCGGAAAACACCGCATCGATGTTGTCTGCCGTGATGGCGGGCAGGGGGTTGTCGCCGCTCCACTCCTGATTTTTGAGGAGAATGGCGTGTCTGATCTTTTGTTTGGGGGTCATGTCGACTCCTAAGCGCTCAAGCGCTGGCTGGATTGATGGGCTTGCTGGCGAGCGGCCTTGATCGCGGCCAAGGCCTGTTCGCGGGCGGTGTGGTAAACTTGCTCGGCAAGGCTCAGAGACGGCGCATCGAGGGCCAGCTTGCGGAGGGCGACTTGGACGCGGACCGCCGTGAAATCATCGAGCGGCTTACCTTCCAGGTGCACCGTTCCGCTGTGGGCGGTGAACAGGAGGGGCATGAAGAGGGGCGCGGTCATGTCAGGCTCCCAAGCACTAGACACACAGCCATCAGACCGGCAGAGCCGACCACGAAGGCTAGGGTTGATTTGATCCAGAGGCGGGGGGTCACTGACCGGCCTCCGCTTTGGCGATGGCGGCGCGGCGACGTTGCTCATTTGCGACGTACTGCGCGATCTCGCCAAGGTCGCGGTCTGACGGCACATAGGTCAGGATGCGCTTGCTGGAGCCGTTGTATTTCGGACCAGACAGACGATAGCCGCCAGCGGCGTCATCGACGCTGAATTGATGCGCGCCGGTCCATCCGTCCTGATCGACGCAGAAGTGCAGACCTTCGGGACGCCCGCTCATGCCGCCACGCTGACGTTAAGAGCGCGAGAGGCCAGTTCCGCCTCTACATCGTCCGACGTAGCCCACGTCACGACACAGTCAGGACGGGCATCGCCGTAGCTGAACACCTGACCCTCAGTGAGGGGGCGAAAGGCCGTGGCGCGGTGGCGAAGGCGCTCGACGTCGGCAAACAGCATCGTCGCGCCGTTGAAGCCTTCGGAGGCGTAGAGGGTGGGGCGGGGCATTACAGGGCCTCCGCTTTGGCGATGGCGGCGCAAGTAGCTGCGGTGTGAGCGTCGTGCGGGATGCCGAGAAGGTCGATTGTTCGGACGTATTGTTTCGCCAGCTCAAGCAGATCGGAGGCCATGGACACGGCATTGTCGAAATCGACCAGCGCCTCTTCGGCCTCGTTACGATAGTCGGACATGTAGCTTCCGGCTTCGAAACGGTTGTCGCTTTCGTCGCTGATGAAGTCGCGCACTCGCGCCAGACGAAGGCGAAGTGGCTTTTCAGTTTCGGGGCGGGTTGCCATGGGGCTGTCTCCGTGTGTGGAGACAGAGTGCACGCGTGCACGTTCACGTGCAACAGGAAAGTGCACGTAAGCACGAAAAATCGTGCACGTTCTTTAGGGCCGAGTCTCGGAGGGCTTTAGCAGACCAGTTGTTTCGGAACCCGAATGTCGCGCACGAACCAGCCGCCGGGCTCTTGGCGGGCTATGAAGGTCAAGCGGCATCCGTCAGTGTTAAAGGCCATCCCCGGTGTCGCGGTCGTGGTGGCTGTTGCGGTCGCGCCATAGCTGGTGAAGTTGGTCTGGGCGGTACCGGGCATGAAGACCTGACCCCCGCCTTGCTTGAACTGATAGGCGCGCGAGCCGTCTGGCATATCCACAACCTGATCGGGCGGCCCGTATTCCAGCACCAGCTCCTGGACCGGCTTACCGATCATCGACTTCATCCCCGTCGAGACGCAACCGGCTAGGGCGAAACATGCGCCGATGATGAGTGCGCGCCTCATGCGGACCTCCGTAGGATTTCTGCGATTTGCTGCTGAAGGGCAGGGTCCGCGTTGCGGATCTCCTCGGCCAAAGCGTGAGCGCGAGCTGATATGATGCTCTGCGCCGCAACGCCGTCCTTGTGGCGCTTGGCGGCTTGCTCCAGCGTCGGCGGGATGGCAACGCCCGACTTGTCGGCTATGGCGAGAAGGCTGGTGTAGTCCATCGTGTGGGACATAGAGAGCGCCCGGCCGATGGTCGTGTAGGCAACCCCGGCCATTTCACCGATGGCTTTGTTCTTCAGCCCCTTCTCGTCGCGCACCTTCGTAAGGTAGCGGCTGATTTCCTGCCGGTAGTCCATCAGGGCGTTAGAGCGGGCCTTTTTCATAGGCGCGATTAAAGCCCCAAGACGTGCAAGCTGGCTTTGAGCAATTGTGCACGTAATATCGCTTGACGAACGTGCATCCGTGCACATACTTGCACTATGCAGATCGCCCCCGAAGTCACCGAGCTTGAAGCTCTCGCCGCCAAGGCCAAGGTCCGTATGTCCAAGGTCCTGGCAGAAGCTGGCGTCGCCAGCACGACCTATTGGCGCTGGCGTCATGCCGGTATCGAGCCGAACACGAAGACGGTTCGCCGGATCAAGGACGCCATTGACGCCCTGAAGTCGGTGCGCGCCGCGTGACCTACTCCGCAGCCCTCAACTCCTCTTCCAAGGGAGACCTGCACCTCGCAGGGCAAAGGCTGCACCGCGCCCGCAACACGGTGCGCAGGTCCGACCGCAGCGCTCTGGCGTGGCTGTCCACGGTGTCCATCTTCGAAAGCGTGTCGTCGAGACTGCGGCTGACCTTTGCGCAGCGCCGTCCGCGCTTGCCCTTGGTGAGCCCTTTTATCATCTCGTCCAAGACGAGAAATCGCGCCCGCATTGAGTGCGGCTGCATGGCTTTTCCCCCCGGTTTTCCCCGTTGTGGGTTCAACCGTAGGCCGATAACCGCGCCTAATGCACGCTATCAAACCCAAAGTGGGTTCGTATCGTGAGCGCGACCTTAACCAATTCCCATCCCGGCGCCGCGCTCCCCCGAGCGGCGACCGGCGGCGCGCGGCTAGCAAGCCCACTGAAGGCCAGCGCGCCGGGCCCGATGCTGACGCGGCTCCCTCCCGCCGTCGCGTCGGGCCAACCCTATCGCAGTCATTCTGGTGCTGGACGTCCACAACAGTGCCGGGCTGACCTGAAACCCCGATGGGCGGCTCTCGGGTGCGATGCAACGAGCCGCCACCAATTCCAAAACGCGAAAAGCGCAGGGCTCGCCAAAGCCCCGCGCCTTCAATCTCGCCAGTTGCGTAAGTCATTCCGCGTAATCCAGGCCCCGCGCCAACAGGGCTTCAGCTTCGGTTCGCATAGTCTCAGCGACACGCCGCAGGCCTCGACAGCCCTCCGCGTCCGCCTGCCGGTCGTTCTCGACGGCTCGGCAAATCAGAACCAGCACAGCGCAGAAGTCAGCGTCGGCGGGTTCCATTCGTTTCAGTCCTTAGCGGCAACCTCCGGTGTGGAGACCTTCACATCATGAGGGTCACCGCATTGGAAATCCGCCACAACGAACGGGACGGACAACACACCTTAGGGCTTGACATGGGCGTCAGGGACGCTCTGGCAACCTATTGCCGTCTCCGCTGGCCGACCGGAACCGCGAAGCTTATCGCCCGCGAGTGGGGTCTGAGCCTGGATGAGGCGCGCGGCATCGTCGCCGGGAACGCCTCTCTAGCCACCATCGACAAGATTTGGAAGCACCGCAACGGCGGATGGTCCGTGGCCTTTGAGGTCATCGGAGCCGTCACTGGCCAGAGCGTTGCTGACTACCTCAAAACCCAACGGAGAAACGATGAGGAAGAAGCTCGCCGCAGTCGCGCGCTGGACCGCCATTTCAGGCCTGGTCTTGGTCTTCGTGTCCGCATCCGCCCTTCGGTGGATAGCCGGTCCGATCAGCAGGGCCGCGCTGACGGTCTCAGAGTGGAGCGCCCGGCGCATCACGGTGCTCGCTCACAAGGGGAGGGTTAGGCCGTGAGGATCAGTGCGCCCGCCGCCCTTCTCGCCGCCGCCTTTTGGGTGGCTCTGTTTTACCTAGCCGCATGGGTGGTCGGATGATCAATAACGCAGAACGTAACGCCAAGATCGTGGCGCTTTATGAGACCGGCGCCACCTATGACGCGATTGCGCGCCAGTTGGGCGTCACGCGCAATGTCGTCGCTGGCCACATTTACCGCGCGGCGCTGGTCAAGCGCCCCATGTACCCAGAGCACATTCGCCAGATCATTCTGCAATCGGCAGAAGAACGCGGGATCACGAGAGCCGCTCGCGAATGGGGCGTATCTGTCCCGAGCATCTATAACTGGCGGAAGTCTGCGGCATGACCCAGACCCGCTTTCCCGCACTCCACAATCTGCTCACGGGCGACCTAGAGGCCGAACGCCGCCGCGCTCTGGAAGACCTGAAGTTCGCGCAACATCGGCGTCAAACCCAGGCGGAGCACGCGGCCTTTAAAAGGGCACGGGCGCTCACCTGCCAAGCCCTGCGGCACGGCCAATGAAACACCGCGCCCTTGGCCGTCTGCCTGTCGGCAAGCTCAACAAGACCGAGAGCGCTTATGGCGCCGTTCTGGAGCTTCGCAAGCGTGCTGGCGAGGTCGCTTGGTACGCCTTCGAAGGCGTCAAGCTGCGGCTGGCCGACAAGACTTTCTACACCCCAGACTTCGCCGTGATGCTCACAAGCGGACAGCTTGAGATGCACGAGGTGAAGGGCTTCTGGGAGGACGACGCCCGCGTGAAAATCAAGGTCGCGGCGTCCCTGTTCCCTTTCCAATTCATCGGCGTCCGTTTCGTCAAGGGCGTCTGGAGCTTTGAGGAGTTCTCGACATGATCACCATCGACATCGAAGCCCGTAGCGCTCCCCGCTACGCACAGCCGCAAATCAGCTTCCGCCGTACCGAGGCAGACCGCAGGCCGTCGCGCCCGTTCATCCGCCCGAATGACACCGCCCCGACCTGGGAAGAACGCGAGGCTGAAAGCGCTAGGCGGCTGCTAGCTCTCACGGCCAAGCGCGTTGACTACAGCCCAATCATAGAAGCGTCGCAGCCTTCTGTTGCGGTCAAGAAATCGGTCGAGGCGGAGCGCCAGGCCGATCTCTACAGGAAGCGCGCCGCCCGCCTGAAAATCGCGGTCCTGCGGGCTCTGGCCGATGGCGCCGAAACTAGCAGCGACATTTGCAGGCGCGGGATTTGTTCGGTCCGCCTCGCCCATAAGACGGCGACGCTGTTGCGGTCGGCTGGCCTGCTTACCGGATCAAGCACCAGAGGCGCTTGGAAGGGTGGCGGCATCCCTCCCGTGCTGTTCAAGATCACAGAAGCCGGGCGCGAAGCCATCAGAACGGGCGAGGTTCCAGAATGAGCGAGCTGACGCCAGACGAGCGCCGGGAAATCCGGCAAGCCCTAGATGGGGCGATGCTCAACGTTGCAATCCATGCCGCAAGCCTGCACGTCGGGCGGCGCATCCACGTGCGTTTGGGTCAGGGCAGGGACTATCAGGTCAAATATGCCGGGACCAATTGGTCGATGCTGACCACGCCGTCCCTACCTTTGGTCGTGCGGTTTTTGGACAATCTCGGCATCCCGGCGCAGGGCGCTTCTCTGGACGTAGCGGCGTGATGATGTTCGCCGTTTGTTCCTGTGGACGGGGAGAGTTTTCACTAGATGTAAACCGCAAAACCGTTCAGAATCAAGCGCGTAACCGGAGCGTTCGAACCGCCCCGGCTACGCTGTTCGCAACCACCTAAACCCCAGGTGATAACGACTATGGGCAACGTACTTCGCCTTCCCCGGCCTATCAACCCCGTCACGACGGATGACCTTCTGCATTTCATGGCCACGATGGTCAGAAAGGCAGAGCGCGAGCCGGAAACCGCCGCGCAATCTCTGGACCATGCCCGCCGCGCTTTTGACCGCATTGTCGAGCGCGTCGCATGAACCAGACCCAGCACGCCCCGCACAATCTCGCCGCAGAGCAAGCCGTTCTGGGCATCATCCTTTCCGACAACCAAGCGGTTGACCGGATGGAAGGCCTAGAGGGCCGTCACTTCTACGACCCGTTCCACGGTCGCCTTTTCGATGAGACGCTAGCGCTTATCAAGATTGGCCGCGCCGCTGACCCGCTGGTCATGGCCGCGCGCATGGCGAACGACGAAGCCGTCAAGGAAGAGGGTGGGATCAAGTATTTCAGCGACCTGTTCGCCAGCGCTCCGCCATCGGCTAACGCCCGGTCATATGCCGACACCCTGCTAGAGGTTGCCACCCAGCGCGATCTGCTGCGGGCCTGCGATGACGTGCGGGCCGCTATCGTCTCGGCTGAGAGCAAGGAAACCGGCGACATTGCGCTAGAGGCTGAGAAAGCCTTTACGGAGATTGCACGCGGCGGACTGACCAAAGACGCATGGCACGACGGCGAGACGGCTCTAGGCCGCGCCTACGACCGCGCCAGGGCTGGCAATGGCCTTCCCGGCACTGCGACGGGGATTAGCTCACTCGACGCCGTTCTGGGCGGTATGCGCCCCGCTACGCTGAACCTGTTTGCAGGCCGTCCCGGCATGGGCAAGAGCGCCGTAGGGGTGCAGGCCGCTATCAGCGTCGCCAAGTCTGGAAAGGGCGCGGCGTTCTTCTCGCTCGAAATGCCAGAGGAGCAATGCAGCGTCAGGTTCGGCGCATCGCTCGCTTATGACCGCATGGCGCCGGTTTACTCAGGTGTCAGTGACAACCCGACGTTTGAACAGTTCGAGCGCGGTAGCCTGACGCCGGATCAATGGCGCCGTCTGGACCGTGGCGTTGAGGCCATGAAGGGCTTGCCTATCAGCCTCGACTTCCGGTCACGGCTGAAGGTGTCGCAGATGACGGCGGCAATCCGTCGTCAGGTCCGCAAATGGGCCAAGGCGGGCATTGAACCGGGCGTGGTGGTGATTGACCACTTCCTGCACATCGCCAGCGAGGCGGGCCAGAGAGGCGAAGCAGCCGAACGCTATACCGCCATTGCAAACGACCTGCTGCACATGGCCAAGGTGCTGAACATCCCCATCATGCTTCTGTGCCAGCTCAACCGGGGCGTTGAGGGCCGGGACGACAAGCGGCCTAGCCTTGCCGATCTGAAGTGGACCGGCGCCCTAGAGGAAAACGCCTTCAGCGCGACGTTCCTCTATCGCCCGGAATACTACTGCAAGCCACCCGTGAATGAGAACGATGACATGGCTTGGGACAAGTACCAGGCCGAGAAGTCGAAGGTCGCAAAGCGCCTGTTTTTCATTGTCGAGAAGAACCGGGGAGGGCGCTCTAACGAGCAGATCGAAACCTTCTGCGACATCGGCTGCAACGCCATCATGGATTTGGAGTGCGGACATTGAAGCGTGAAAACTTCTATCGCCGCAACCCGAACGACGCCTTGGCTGGCATGGTCGGAATGAGCCTGGAAGAACGCGGCGTTTATAACACCGTGATCGACCTTCTCTATTCGACGTGGCGCCCTGTCGAGGATAACCGCGCGTTTATTGCCAACTGGTGCGGCTGCGCTGTTCAGAAGCTTAACCCCATCATTGAGCGCCTTATCGGCCGTGGAAAGCTCATCCGGTTTGAAGAAAATGGCGCCAGCTACCTCTCAAATTCGCGGTTTGAAAGCGAGCGCAGCGACGTCAAAGGCAGCGGAAAAACCCGGTCAGGTCGGGGAGAAGTCGGGGAGAAGTCGCCGGGTGTCGAGGAGAAGTCGGCAAGTGTCGAGGAGAACCCCCCACTTCTCGATACCGATGTTGAGGAAAATCAACCGGTTAAAGCCCTAGAGAAGAGTAGAGTAGAAGAGAGTAGAGAAACCCCCATAGCCCCCAAGGGGGCAGTCGATGGCGGAAAGCCGAAGATCACCCTTCGCCAAGCTGATGTTGAGGCGGTGTGGTCAATCGCTCCTCCGAAAGCCAGGGAGCGTTCAAGCCGGGCGGATGTGCTGAAGGCGCTTCAGGGCGCGGCCCGGCGCGGCAACCACCCGGCCGAGGTGATGGTTGGGGTTTCGGCCTACTACGCCAGCCGGGAAGCGACCCGGAACGACGGCGAGTACGCCAAGGGCATCCATCGGATAATCATCGCTGATCGGTGGAAAGATTTCATTCCAGCCGGTGGAATGAAAACCCAGACCGATCCAAGTAACTGGCCGCATGAGCGGTGGCGCGTGGTGCTTGATCGCTATAAAGTTACTGGCAAGTGGCCTGAAAACGCTGGACCTTCACCTGAAAATGAGGGAACGTTTGTGCCAGATATGCTCAAAGGTTCTTTGGAGCGCGCCGCATGACGCCTAAACAGCAAATGCTGATGCGAGGTCGACCGCACCTCGCCAAGCCAACGGCAACGCGCGCCGACTGTGAGCGTATTGCCAAGGCTGTTGCCGTCGAATGGCGGGTGACGTTTGACGATATCCTTTTCGGCCGCAGCGAGCGCGACAACGCAGCTCGGCGCGAGGCCTGGCGACGGATCATCGACGAGACGGGATGTTCGATGGGCAAGCTTGCCGAGGTTTGGGGCGTTGAGCGCAACGTGGTGATACGCGGCATGAAAAACGAACGCTGGAAGGTCGCAGCATGACCCACCAACCAGACACCAAGGGGGCGAGAGCGTGAGCGAGTGGCAACCGATAGCAACGGCTCCAAAGCATAAGCCCATTTTGGCTCGCAACCGCGAGCGTGGATATTACAGCCTCGTCATCGCGGACGGTCCTGAGTGGGAGGCGCTGACATTTGATCGCAGGCGAACTGGGACGGGGTTTTACCCCACTGAATGGATGCCAAGCCAAAACGAGGAGACCGCAAGGTGAGCGAGCAGCAATCACGGCCCGGCCAGTTTGATGGCGTCAACCATCAGGCGTTTTCATCCATGTCTAAAACGGCCTTGGAATATCTCGCGCTAATACCGAACGACAACAACGGAAGCGGTCAAATCGCATCGAACCGCGAGGGTGCAGAGCGTGAACTTCGCCGCCGCGCCATGTTCGCCGCATGGGAGATTAAGCCATGAGCGAGACGCCTGACCTGAAAGTTGTTCCCCATCCAGAAAGCATCGAAAGCGCCGCCGTGGGAGATTGGACGCCAGCGCCAGGCTACGCCTATTTCACCGGCCACGAACCGCCACGAAACAGGGACAGATCGCACTTGCGTGACGCAACAATCGCAGCACGGAAGGATGGCGTTCATGAATGACGCAACCACACCCGATAGCCTGAGGGCGTTCAGTGAGCGCGTCTATTACGACGACGCTTGGTGCAATGAAGCGGCGGAAATGATCCGCGCCGCTGCTGACGAGATAGAGCGGCTGACACTTGGTGGGGATGAACGGCTTGAGGGCTCAACACCGCTTTACGGCGAGTTCAACGGTTACGAACGCCTGACCATCGAAAAGCCTGTGGATCCAAGCCATGACTGACACCGCAGAGACCATTCATGATGGCCGCGCGTGGTCGCTTGTAGTCTCAAAGCTGCCTGAACCGAAGATCGAGCGTAACGGCCAATCAGTCATCATTGACGGTGTGGGCTATGTTCTGGTCAACGCGGCAACTAAGCGCCTTTTCGATCAGGTGAGGAGGGGCTCGCTACAATGAAGCGCTGCCTTGCCAAAGTCTCACCCCAAGACGCCCAATCCGCCTGCGAAGGCAAGGAGCGCTATGAGAGCCCGTTTCTGGCTCACAAGGTCGGCGCAAGGCGCAACCAGCGCGGAATAGCCATCAGCATCTATCGTTGCCCCCACTGCGGCGGCTTCCATCAAGGAAATAGGGAGCGGAGATGACTAACCATTGGGTCAAGGGCATCAGCCGTGATCTGCTGCGCACGGCCTTCCGGGACTATTTCGGCATCTACGAGTCGTCGGCAACGCTGTTGGTCGAACTGTACCAGGCGGGGCGGGACGAAGAGGGCCTTAGCAACCCGGTCCCCGTCAAGGATCTCTGCTACCGTCTCTCGTCCCACCGATCGCTCAACGCTGGAGCCCTATACGAGCGGGTTAGGGTTCTCCGAGCCGCCATGTCGCCAGAAGCCATTGAGCAGGACAACTCAAACTACTGGCTGACTGACGTGGGCTTTGACGATGCCGCCGGGGCTATCAGGGACCTTGCCCGAACGCTGACGAAGGATTTCGTGGTCGAGAACATCACGCCCGCGCCCAAGGTGGTCAGCATACCTGCCAAGCCCAAGGTTCGCCAGCTCTGCGCCGACACGCTCTTGCTCCCGTTCGGCCAGATCACCGAAGCCCTGTCATCGGCCGGCGTGATGCGGCTTACCGCAACGGCCTGAGACCAAGACCGCACGTGAGATTATGTCCTCGGAGGACTAAGACCGTGACCCACCCTGAGTACCTTGAAGCCCACCACGCCAAGACCGAAGCCGCATTCACCCGCGTGAACGCCCTTCTAGGCTCTGGCAAGGCTGATGAGGCCAAGACCGCGCTAGAGGCCATGAGGACCGATCTGGACGCCTTGTGGGCTATTCGCAGGGAAGCGGCGAGCCGGGAGGTTGCGCCTTGAGCGACAAGGCTAAGCGCAGCAAGGTTGATTGGGAAGCTGTCGAGCGCGAATACCGCGCAGGACAGCTTTCTGTATCCGAGGTTGGCAGGCAATACGAAGTTAGCCACACCGCGATCAACAAGCGCGCCAAGGCTGAAGGATGGACCAGAAACCTAGCGGAGAAGGTCCGTCAGGTGGTTTCAGAGCGTCTGGTTTCAGACGAGGTTTCAAAAGCCAACGTACGTGAAACCGTCGAGGCTGCAGCGGCCCGCGTGGTTGATGTTGTCCGCTCGCACCGTAAGGATATCTCAACTGGCCGGATGATCGTCGCGACCCTGTTTGAGGAACTGCTGGAGTCGTCGGTTCATCGAGACGAGATCGACGAAGCTATCGACCTTGAAACAGCCAAGGACACCAACGGCCAACGTGCTGCGATGATGCGCCGGGCCGTGGCGCTTCCTTCAAGAGCTGCCGCCATGCAGAGCCTCGCTGGCGCCCTGAAGAACATCGTCACCCTGGAACGGCAGGCTTTCAACATCGAGGGCGGCGAGACGGACGAGCCCGCTACCAAGGGCGACGTAAGCGCCGCGCTGGGAAAACTGGATCGAGAAGCACGTGACAAGCTCCGAAGCGTTATCAGAGGCATTGTTGCGGGACCCGAAGGCGACGTGGCACGCGCTTAACTGCGCCGACGCTCGCGAAAGCCTGCACGACTACTGCGGCCTGATCGAAATCCCCGGCGCGCCGGTTGAAGACGACGACGATCAGGACGTTCTGACGGTCAAGCCGATTGAGCGCCCGCAAGCGGCCCACCACATCCTCCTGAACGATAAGCTGGAAGCTGTAGAGCGTGGCGAGATCAAGCGCTTGATGGTCTTCATGCCGCCAGGCTCGGCCAAATCGACCTACGCGAGCGTGGTGTTCCCGTCGTGGTTCATGGGCCGCAAGAAGCGCCGCAACGTCATCGTCGCGACCTACGCGTCTGATCTTGGCCGAAAGATCGGCCGGAGGATGCGGTCTATCGTCAAGCAGCCCATCTATGCGGAGATATTTGGAACCGGGCTGGCTGCAGACCAGAAAGCCGCAGATGAATGGGCGCTGGATAACGGCAACGAGTTCATGTCGGGCGGCATCCTATCAGGGATCACCGGCAACCGCGCTGACGGGATCGTTATTGATGATCCGATCAAAGGCCGTCAGGACGCCGACTCCGAAACGATCCGTGAGCGCACCCGCGCCGAGTACGAAGACAGCATCAAGACCCGTCTGAAACCGGGCGGCTGGATTGTCATTATTCAGACACGCTGGCACGCCGACGACTTGGCGGGTGGTATCCTGCCAGAGAACTACGACGGCCAGAGCGGCCCTGTCCTATGCCGTGACGGTGAAATCTGGGAGGTGCTGTGCATCCCGGCCGAAGCCAATCGGCATGACGACCCTCTAGGCCGCAAGCCCGGCGAGATGCTGTGGAAAGAGTGGTTCACGGCCGAACACTGGGCCTCTTTCCGGTCCAACGCCCGTACATGGTCGGCGCTCTTTCAGCAGAACCCATCGCCCGGTGACGGCACGTTCTTCATGCGCGAATGGTTCAAGCGCTATCGCCCTGGTGACGAGCCTCGCGACCTTCGCAAGTATCTGGTCACAGACCACGCGCCAACCGATGGAGCCGATAGCGATCCGAACGTCTGCAGGGTGTTTGGCCTCACTGAAGCCAAGGACGTCTACTATCTCGACGGCTTCAACCGGGTGCAGAAGATGAACCGCACATCGGACATGATCGTCGGCAACCGCGTTGCACATGCTGCTGGACGGACACCGCCTGAAGATCCGCCGATGGACGGGCTGATCCGTATTCACCAGCCCTTCGCGTGGTTCCCGGAAGACGACAACAATTGGAAGACCGCCGCACCCTTCATCATGCAGCGGATGCGGGAGGAGGGCGTATTCACCCGCATTGAGCCGATCTCGCCTCACGGGCAGGACAAGAAGGCCAAAGCGCAAGGCTTCCAGGGCATGGCTGCCATGGGACGCGTTTACATCCCTGAAGGACCCGATGGTGACGCCATCATCAACGAGCTGGTCAAGTTCCCCACCGGACCGCACGACGAGGAAGTAGACGTGGGGGGCATCATGGGCCGAGCCATAGCCATGGCGCATCCGGCCATCGTGCGCGACGAGCCCAAGGCCCCGACCGGCCCGCCCAAGGGGATCAACGAGATGACGTTTGACCAGCTTCTGGCGATGCAGCCGACGAAAAGGGATAGGGTTTAGCCGCAAGGTGCGGTATAAAGCACGAGTGGATGCATCACAGTGCGGATTATAGGCCGAAATGACGGGTGTCCAGCTTCGGAAATGGCGGCTTCGCATGAGATTGAAGGTCGGTGAGGCCGCTCTAGCGCTGGGTGTGTCGCTTGACACTTACGCCCGGCTAGAGCGCCGCACTACTGTGGACAAACGGACGGCTCTAGCCTGTGCTGCGATCAGCATGGGTCTGCCGCCAGCGGAGGGGTAGAGCGATGGGAGCCTCGATAGTCTATCGGCGGATGACCAAGGCTGGCGGTCTCAGTAAGGAATACAACCTGAGTGTCGGCTGGAGGTCCATGCTTGCCCAGCTTCTCAGGGAGAATGGCTTGCGCGGCGGCCTTAACGCAGACGACATTCCGATGCTGGAAGAGGTCGCGCTGAACCAACTTAGGGGGCAGGCAGAGCCGCCATTTGACTGGTCCGAAGATATAAAGGACGCCTGCGAGAAGCTCATCGCGGAGATCCGAGAGCACAAATACATCGAAGTCGATGTGCTCTATTAGCGGAGGGGTGATGCCATGTCGTCCAGTTTCGTAGCTAACATGATCGTTGAGGCCGCACGCATGACTGAACGCAAAAGCACAGAAGACTGGATCGACAGCCAGCTTGATCGGCAGAAGCGCACGCGAGAAGCGCAGGAGGCCTTTGATGCCGCAGTTCCCGCCAAGCGCCGCTGCCAGCACGGCGTTTACATCCCGCGCCCTGGAACCTGCCCGCTTTGCGAGGAGATCCTGAGAAACGAGGAGCCGACGCAGGGTGAGTCGATCGACGCCCTCAACGCTAGCCTTGCCATGATGAACAAGGCGCTGAAGGAGCTTCGCGCGGCGGGGTACTCGATTGAGGTGTACGGCGGGCACGGTGACGTGAGCTATTTCATGAGCGGAGGGCCGGTGTGATGACCGAGGAAGACGCGCGCCGCATCACGTCCGATCACGCGGCGCTTCTGCACGATGCCATGGCGCTCGTGCAAGAGCATCACAAAGCTATCGGCATCGGGAATTATTCTAGCTTTCTCCCTGATGACCCGGACGCTGCATCTGTCGTCATCAGCGGCGACATTGCGACCATCCACTACATCGACGGCGGGTACGGAGACGCATTCCCCGCTGAGTTCAACTTCGACGCCCGAGCCCTGTGGGACCCTAGCGTCATTCAAGAAGGCTATGTCCGCGTAGAGCGCGAGAGGATTGCGGCAGAGGAATTAGCCGAACGCCAGCGCCTGGAACGCGAGCGCGTGGAGTTTGAGCGCCTGCGCCGCAAGTTCGAGCCGACCGCAGACCTCCGCGCCGACATCCGAACAGCTATTGAGATTGAGACGCGGATTGCGGCAGAGGAGGCGAACGATGGCTAAACAACCCACCATTGCCGAGATCGTGTCCGCTACACGGCCCCTTGCTGAAAGGATGACCGAGCGGCGTATAAAGGACGCGCCGACCATTTTTCTTTATGCCGACAGATCCCCACCCATAGAACGCCGCACGCCAGCGCAGATCGCCCGCGATCCGGGGTTCTATTGGGTGAAGGATGACGACACCCGCTGGACTGTTGGTCAGTGGAGGGTTTCGGAGTGGGACGGACGCGCATGGTACGCCATCGGCCATGACGACAGCGACGACTACGACCCGCCGCACATCGGGCCACGACTGCAGGAGCCGAGCGAATGACGCCGCTTCCTAGCTTTACCGGCCGTAAACGCGTGAAGCCTCTTTTGACCAGAGAGCAACGTGCGCGCCTTCACGAGTGGCGCATGAAGCGCGTTCTAGGTCGGCTGGTTCAAAACATGCTCAAGCCTAATGCCTTGCTTCGTCGAATGGGTCTCTAGCCGCGCCTATCTGAGGCGCCCTAAACCCCGGCCATAATCCGAGTGTACCCACCCGGAGGCAAACCCCATCACCCACCTGATCGAAGACGCCCCTTTCACGTACTGCCTAGTCCGTGACGAGTTCCTGTATGATCAGGCCCCCGAAAGGGTGGGGAGCTATACCGAGGCCTGCATAATCGGCGCTGTCGCGCTTGAGGGTCGCGCGCCGATGTTCACGGCGATGCTCCGCAACGGCGCTTTGTGGGCGAGGCTTCCGCTTCACGCCTTCACGTTCTCAGAGGGTGACGCGCTTCCGCTTTCAACGCTATGCCTCTGGGACTGCCTGTCCTATGACGTGACGGTCCACCAATACGACTACCTGACCAGCCTTCGCGCGGACGTGTTCTGCGGCGATGGCGTCATGCGGTCGGGCGAGTACCTGTTCACCTGGGACTGGTGCAAGTCGAACTATTCCGAGATGCCCGACCAGCACAAGCAACATCATTTCATCAAGCTGGACACCGGCCACGTCGCGGCGATGCCTGGCAACCGGCTTCGCTGGCATGAGCCGAGCTGGATCAAGCCATTTACCGAACGCCCGACCTACAAGGTCGTCACCGACACATGGACGACGGAGCGCGAGAAGGCTCTGGTTGACGCTGACCGCTGGGCCTATGGCGTGCAGGCCGATGCTAACGCAGCTTGAGCCGACGCTTCCGGTCACGGTGGATGGAAAGGGGAAGGGCTTTGCCTTCGCCGTCATCGACTATGGGCAGGAGCACCACCTGATCTGGGTCGTCGCGCTCAATGACACGGGCGAAATCTGGTCCGCGCCTAACCCGGAGGTAAGGGTTCAACCCAACTGGACCATGGGGCGAAGAGGCGCGCTCACCTGAGAGCCCCCTAGCGCGGCCCTAAACTTCCCCTCACTCAACAGGGGAAGTCATGGCGGACGCCCAGACCACCACCGAACAGGCCGAAGCTGCGGCTAAAGCCAAGAAGGATCAATCGACCGCCCAACGGTGGATCGGTGAACTTGGCGTGTCTGAGAAGGCTCAATCCAAGTGGCTGACCCGCGCCAAGAAGATCATCAAGCGGTACAAGAAGGAGGGCGTGGACGCTGAGACCGGCAAGCGCGGGTTCTCGCTGCTGTGGTCGAATACCGAGACCATCCGCCCCGCCCTCTACGCTCGCCCGCCGCAGCCCGTCGTTAGTCGCCGGTTCAAGGACGCGGACCCTATCGGTCGTTCGGTTTCCGAAGTGCTGGAGCGCTGTCTGTCGTTCAGCATTGACCGGCAAGCCCTGGACGATGTTCTACGAGATGCGACCTTCGATTTCACGCTGATTGCCCGTGGTCAGGCGTGGGAGCGGTATGTCCCGACGTTTGGCGATGAGATCATCCCCCGCGTTGAGGTGCTGCAGCTCACCACCGATGCCGGTGTTGAGTATCGCGGCAAGGAAGATAACGAGCCCTACGAGGCCGACGACATCGAGGGCGATGAGGCGAACGGCTACACGGCTCCCGGCGAGCCCTACCGCCCCGTCATCTTCGAACAGTCCGTTACCGATTATGTGAACTTCGAAGACTTCGGGTGTTCTCCGGCCAGAACGTGGAACGAGGTCAGTTACGTCTGGCGCGCGGCCTATCTGAGCCGTGAGGAACTGGTTGAGCGCTTCGGCGATGATCTCGGTAAGAAAATCCCGCTGGATTGGGGTCCGAAGGCTAACGGTGCTCGGGTAACCGATGCCGAGGAGATGACCAAGAAGGCCAAGGTCTACGAGATTTGGGACAAGACCTCGCGTCGGGTGTTCTGGATCTCCAAGGCTTGGGCCTATGCGCCGCTTGATGAGCGCGAAGACCCGCTAGGCCTCGATGACTTCTTCCCGTGCCCGAAGCCGCTGCTGGGGACCACGGCAAATGACAGCCTGATCCCGGTTCCTGACTATGTGTTCTATCAGGACCAGGCCGAAGAGATCGACGACCTGACGGGGCGTATTGGCGTTCTGGAGCAAGCGCTTCGCGTTAAGGGCTTCTACGCAGGCGACAAGAAAACCGACCTGAACCAGCTTTTCAAAGCTGACGACAACATGCTGATCCCGGTTGCGGATTGGCAATCGCTGAAAGAGGGCGGGGGCCTTCAGGCGAAGATCGAGTGGATGCCGATCAACCAAGTTGCGGAGGCCCTCACAGCCTGCATCAACCTGCGCAAGCAACTGATTGAGGACGTCTACCAGATCACGGGTGTTGCGGACATCCTGCGGGGCGCTTCGGACGCGTCGGAGACCTATGGCGCCCAACGGATCAAAGCCCACTGGGGCGCGGTGCGGATCAGGGACCGTCAGCGGGAACTGGCGCGGTTTGCTCGCGACATCCTGCGCATCAAGGGTGAGGTGATCTCCGAAAAGTTCAGCATCGACACCCTGCGCCAGATGAGCGGCGTCAAGCTGCCGACCGACGCTGAGAAGCAGCAGATCATGTTGGAGATCCAACAGCAGGCCATTCTAGCCCAAGGACAGGCCCAGCAAGCGGCTCAGATGGGTCAGCCGCCCCCGCCGCCCTTCCAACCGCCCCCTGAGGTGCTGGACAAGCTCGACGACCCGTCGTGGGAGGATGTCGAGAAGGTTCTACGCGACAACGCCACACGGCAGTACCGGATCGACATCGAAACCGACTCGACCATTGAGCCCGACGAAACCGAGGACAAGCAGCAGGCTGTCGAGTTCATCACGGCAATGACCGGCTTCTTTGCCCAGGTCGGACCGATGGTGCAGGCTGTTCCGCAGTCGGGTCCGATGTTCGCTGCGATGATCAAGTTTGCCGCTCGCCGGTTTAGGACGGGCCGCGAGCTTGAGGACATTATCGACACGACACTTGACCAGATGACCAAGAAGCCGCCGCAGGGAGAAGAGAAGACCCCTGAACCCGCGCCGGATACCACCCCAATCGTCGTTGCCCAGACTGAACAGCAGACGGAACAGATCAAGCAGGCTGGCGAGACTGAGCGGGCGATGATTGCGGCCCAAACCAAGGCGCAGGAAATGCCGCTTCGGGAGGCTGACCAGCGCATGAAGGCCTTTGCCCTGCAGACCGATCCCCAGCCCCAAGGAACCGCGTGATGTCGCAGCAGGGTTTGCGCCAAGCGAGCGTTCGCGCCGTAACCGGAACGGCCAGCAGCTATGAGGGCGACTGGCACAAGCTATTCGATGCCTCTTCGATCCCTGGCGGCGAGTTCAATGGCCGGTTGCTGGCTTGGATAAATGCCAAGCTCGCGAAATCCTTCACCGAACTGAACGGCGCCATGCAGGCCCTGGCTGTGGCGAATGGCGCGTGGGATTTCGCGTCGATGGGAACGTTTAACGCGACCGTTCCCTAGCGCGGCCCTGAGACCAGCCGAAAGCAACCTATTCTAAAGCCTAAGATCGCTGGAGCCTCGTTATGACGTACATCGTTCATGAGTTCGACACCAACCCCAACGCCCAGAACGAACTGCTCTGGCCTGCCGCTCGCGAGAGTTCTGGTCTGACGGCTGGTGCGAGCTACGACACCGCCGCGACCACGCGCGCCGTGGTGATCACCTCCGACGAGGATGGCCGGGTCAGCTTGGGTGGTGTTGCTGCGACGGCTTCGCACAACCCCGTGATCGCGCTCACTGAGAACATCTTCCTGTTCCCGTCTCCCGCCATCCGAACGCTGAAGTTCCTGTAGGCTCACCGTGAGCGATCTTACCTATGATCAGCTAAGCGCCACGGCGACCATTGCGGACGCTGATCTTCTGGCCGTCTACGTTATATCAGACAGCCTGCTGAAGAAGATCGACTACGGCAGCTTCAAGACCGTCTTCGCCGGTTCGCTGACGAGCATCTTCCTGTCTGCCGCTAGCAACCTGTCGGACGTGGCCAGCGCGTCGAGTGCGCGGGCTAACCTGGGGCTTGGCACGGCTGCGGTTCTGGCGGCGTCTGGGGTGTTTCAAGTCGCCAACAACTTCAGCGAAGTTGCCAACGCGGCGGCGGCGCGGACCAATATCGGCGCAGCGGCTTCGGACGCCCCGACCATCACCAGCGGCATGACGTTTTCCGGGGCGGCGAAACAAAATGTTCAGGCCGTCGCCAGCACGTCGATTGATGTTTCGATTTCTGAGTTTCAAACCAAGGCGATCAGCTCGAACACCACGTTCACCTTCACGGGCGCAACGTCCACCAAGGGGCAGGGCTTTCTGCTCAAGCTGACCATCTCCAGCGCCGCAATTCCGACGTGGCCAGCTTCGGTGAAGTGGGAGGGCGGGATTGCGCCCATCCTCGCAAACGGCATTCACTGGCTGTCGTTCCTGTCCGACAACGGAACCGACTGGTACGGATCTATCTACGGGTCCGAATACGCATGAGGCGGTTCTTCGTCAGGGGCAGAGGGTATAGCTACCAGGCGCGAGCCCTATTCGCCCGCATGGCGGTTCAGCCGGATGCGACCCGCAAGCGCCAGATTGATCTCCTGATCCGCAGCCTTCTTGCGTCGGGCGTCTGGTACAAGCTGGACAAGCTGCATGTCTATGCGGCCCACACCTATCAGGCCTCCTTGCTCAACTGGGTCGGCACCAGCTACGCCCATTCGGTCGTCGGGACGATCAGCACGCTGTTTGTCACGGATCGGGGCTTCACTAGCCTTTCAACGACCAACTACATCGACACCAATTATCGGCCCGGCGTTGGCCTGAGCGCGGAAGATGATTTCTCCTGCGGCATGAAGGTGACGATCTCGCCGGGCGGGGCGGGTGTTAACGTCTTGGGCGCGGCGGACACTTCTGGGTATGGGGTGAGCCTAGAGTTGACCGCAGGCGGTTCAAACGCCGTCGCAAAGATCGGCCAGACGGCCTTGGCGGTCTTTAGTGTCTCGGCTGGGGACATTATGGGCATGTCGCGAGATGCTGGAAATCCGAGGTCCTACAAAAACGGAGCGCCTGCGACGACGGGCGCTAGCGCGACCTTGGCGCCAAATTCAATAGACATTTTCGAGGGGTGCTTGAACGCCAACGGCACGCCATCCAATGGTGGTTCTGGGTGGCAGAACAGCGCCTCGTATTATGGTGCCAACCTGTCAGATACCGAGAACCTGGCGCTCTACAACGCTGTTTCTACCTACATGACAGCGGTTGGCGTTCCGTAGGTTCCGCGCGCTCCTGAGACTAATGCGCAACGCCGCATAATGTCTTCATGGCGACCTTTGTCTATCGCAACGGCGAACTGATCGAAAAGCACCTTGCTGAGCAGCAGGAGTGCAAACGATCTCCTCTCAGCGCGCCGATGATCTTCACCGACACCATGAGCCCTATCCGCTCAATGGCTGACGGCAAGATGTACGACAGCAAGTCAGCCTACCGGAACGGGGTTCACGCCAAGGGTTGTCGGATCGTGGGGAACGACCGACTTGACGCGCCTTCGGCAACGCCCCTGCCGCGCGCCGGTCACGACATCAAAAAAGCCATCCAACAACTGTCGAGCTGAGGGACCAGCCATGACCGAACTGAGCCTGCGAGAACAATTGACCGCCGCCATGTCGGGGGGCGATGAGCCTGCGCCTGCAGCGGCTCCTGTTGCCGCGCCAGAACCGCCTGTGGTGGCTGAAACGGTCCCGGCCGAGCCTGAGACCCAAGACCCAGCGGAAAAGCCCCTTGGCGCGCGTGATCGCGACGAGAGCGGCCGATTTGCCCCAAAGGCGGGCGATGCCCCCGCCGAACCCATTTCCGAGCCCGCTACGGCGGCGGAAGCGAACCCTCCCCCCGAGGAGCCCATTCGCATCCCGCCATCGTTGCCCGCAGCCCTGAAAGCCAAGTTCAAGGAATTGTCCCCCGAGTGGCGCGAAGCGTTCACGAAGCGGGACGAGGACGTGAATACGGCAAAGGCCCAGTGGGACACGAAAGCCGCACGGCTCAACCGCCTGGACGAAATCATAGCGCCTCATAAGGACGCTTGGGCCGTGCAGGGACTGGATGACCACCAGGCCCTGACGCGACTGGTTGCTGCGGAGAAGGTCCTTCGCGAGACGCCAGCCCAAGGCATCCTCTATCTGGCGCAGTCGTATGGCGTGGATATCCGACAGCTTGTCGGGCAGGCAGGACAACCCACCACGGCCCCCGCGCCTCAGGTGGACCCGATGCTTCAGCAGGCTCTCGATCGCATCAAGACCTTTGAAGACACGTTGGCGCAGCAGACGCAAAGCCAAACCGACGCCCAGATGGCCTCGGCACAAGCCCAGATCAACGAGTTCGCATCCAAGCCAGAGAACATCTACTTCGACAACGTGAAGGACGATGTTGCTGATCGGCTTGGCTCCGGTAGGGCCAAAACCCTGCAGGAAGCCTACGAACAAGCTGTCTGGGCCTCGCCGGAAATCCGCCCCCTGCTTTTGCAGGAACAAACGGCGGCAGTGGCCAAGAAGGCGGCGGAAGACGCAGCGCGCGCGAAAGCCAAGGAAGCGCACAAGGCTTCAGGGTCTGTCACTGGATCTCCGACACCCGGCGCAGGCCCGGTGAACGCAGGTCCGCGCCCCTCCCTTCGCGAAGAGCTTCTCGCGTCCGCCCAAGAGGCCGGCGTCAGGCTCTAGAAAGAGACACCCACCGTGCCCAGTCCCGGCCTTACCGAAATCGTCACCACGACCCTGCGCAACCGTTCGGGCGTTGTCGCCGACAACATGTCCAAGAACAACGCGCTGCTCTACCGCATGAGCAAGCGCGGCAAGGTCAAGCCCGTCAGTGGCGGTCGCACCATCGTGCGCGAACTCGCCTATGCCGAAAACTCGACCTATCAGCGTTATTCCGGCTATGAGCTGCTGAACGTCTCGCCTTCGGACGTGATCTCGGCCGCTGAGTTCGACTGGAAACAAGCCTCTGTGGCTGTCACCATGTCGGGCTTGGAGCAAGCCCAGAACAGCGGCGCGGACGCGATCATCGACCTGCTGGAAACGCGGATCGAAGTCGCTGAAAAGACCATGCAGAACAACCTGTCGCAAGACATGTATTCTGACGGCACCGCCTCTTCGGGCAAGCAGATCGGCGGCCTCCAACTGCTGGTGGCCGACACCCCGACCTCCGGCACCGTGGGGGGCATCAACCGCGCCTCCTATACGTTCTGGCGCAACCAATACTACAGCGGCGCCAGCGACGGCGGCTCGGCTGTGTCGGCCACGAACATTCAGAAGTATATGAATGTTCTCTACCAGCGCACCGCCCGCCAGACCGATAAGGTCGATCTGATCATCGCCGATACGAATTATTACAATTTCTATCTGGCGAGCCTGCAGGCCATTCAGCGGATCACCTCCGACGAGATGGGCCAAGCTGGTTTCCAGAGCGTCAAGTACATGGGCGCCGACGTGGTGTTCGACGGCGGCATCGGCGGCGGTTGCCCGTCGAACCACATGTATTTCCTGAACACCGACTACCTCTATTGGCAACCCCACAAGGACCGCAACATGGTCCCGCTGGAGTCTGTCAACTCCCTGAACCAGGACGCGATGGTCAAGCTCATCATCTTCATGGGCAACATGACTGCTTCGAACCTGCAGCTTCAGGGCGTTCTGAAAGCCTGACGACGCCAAAGGGGGCGGCAATCGTGCCGTCCCCAACCCTCGATAAAAGGAGGCCCCCGTGGCTTCGACTTCTTCGGTCGTCTATGCGACCACCCCCGTCCTTGGCGTCGATCTGGACGACAAGTCCTCGACCCGATCCTTCAAACTGCTGACCACTGTGGCTGCGAGCGATGGCCGTCGTCACATCTACGTCCGCGCCTCGGAAGCTCTGGGCTCGGCTGACACCATCAAGATCGGTGCGGCTGGCTCGGCTTCGTCGGACTCCGGTTCGGCTGGCTGGTCGGTTGACACGACTGGCGGCGTTGCTGTCGGCCAAAGCTTCTGGGCAAAGCGCACCGCCATCAACTAGGCGGAACGACCTCTAACAGACGGGAAGGGCGGCTCTCACGGGTCGCCCTTTTTCGCGCGCGGTCCTGAGGCGGTCTGTGGCGGGGTGATGATGCTTCCTCAATAGCAGCTTGGGGAAGGTGCGATGAATAAGCCAATCGGGTCGGATTTCGACCCTGAGACCCTCGTTACCGAAGTGGCGCTCGCCATGTTCGCGGCCGAGGACACACCAGAGGCCTCTGCAGCCGTCTGGGAAGCCTACAGCGCCGACGAACAAGCCGGAATGCTGGACATGGCCCGCACGGCTATCCGCGCCTTCTCGCAGGGCATCGCGCGCCACGGTCTGAAGCTCTTGCCGCCCAACGCCATGCCGCGTCCGACGACGGCGCAGGAGGCGGGGCTGATGATGGGGGCGGCTAAGCAGTTCTTCGAAGGCCAACAGCGGAAGACGAAGCTTGTCGGCACGCCGGGGTTGATCCTGCCGGGGCGAATGCAGTGATGGAAACCCTCATTCTCCTCCTCGCCGGGCACGCGATGGCCGACTACCCGCTGCAGGGCGAGTTCCTCGCTATGGGAAAGAACCGGGCCAAGCCTACGCCCTTTATTCCTTGGTATCAGGCACTTGGAGCCCATGCCCTGATCCACGGCGGCATTGTCGCGCTGATCACTGGCGTCTGGTGGTTGGGTGTCCTTGAAGCCGCTGCGCACGCTCTGATCGACGACGCCAAGTGCACCGGCAAGATCAGCTTCAACACGGATCAGGCGCTTCATGTGGCCTGCAAGCTGCTGTGGTTCTGGATCGCCTTAGCGGTGGCTCAATGATCCGCTTCTGCATGGTCCGCGTCGGCCCGCGCTACCCCGCCGAATACGTCGCGATCCTGGCTGACATGATCGCCCGCAACGCCTGCAACCTCGATGAGTTCACCATCGAGGCCGTGACGGACGCGCCTGACGAACTTCCTGAGGGCGTGGGCTACATCCCCGCCGATCCGTCGATCCCGCCTAGCTGGTGGGCCAAGGTCCAACTGTTCTCGCCCGCCATGCCGTGGGATGAGGGCGACCGGATCATCTATTTCGACCTTGATGTCTGCATCACGGGCCGTCTGGAGGATCTGACTGAGCGCAAAGGCATCATCAAGGACTGGTCGTGGCCCACTTATAATTCCTCGGTCATGGTCTGGGATCATGGCGAACATCGCGAGGCTTGGGACCGGTTTACGCCCGAGGTGATGACCGCGCCGGGTTCTATCGTCCCTCGCCATGCTCTGCCATCAGGAACGCCCAACGGCGGCGATCAAGAGTGGCTGACCCAAATCGGCGGGTGGGACTATCTGCCGGAGGATTGGTGCGTTTCCTATCGGGGTTCGGCGACCATTTGGCCCCCGGCCGGGTCCAAGGCTGTCATCTTCCACGGAGAGCCCAAGCCTTGCGACGTGAAGGATGGCTGGGTTCCTGACGTATGGAAGATCGGCGGCTTTACGGCCATTCCCGAGCTTTCAGGGGTCAACGTCAGCCACGACGCGATCTATGACAACGTGCGCGCCAATGTGCAGCGCGATCTGCCGTGGTTCACCGGCTTTGGACCGGTCAAGAAGATCGCGGTTCTGGTCGGCGGCGCTCCGTCGATGCGGGACAATGTGGCCCAGATCAAGGCGCACAAGGCGCGGGGCGCCAGCATCGTCAGCGTCAACAATGCGTGGCGGTTTCTGGTTGAGAACGGGATCACGCCAGACGCTCATGTGATGCTCGATGCCAGAGCGGAAAACGCCGCGTTCGTCGATGGGGCGCCCGAAACGACCCGCTACTTCATCGCCAGCCAGTGTCACCCGGCCGTGTTCGACGCGCTGGATGGTAAGGATGTGGTCCTGTGGCACAATGGCTTCGGCGGCAACGAAGTCCTGCGGGAAATCCTAGAGCCGTGGTGGGAGGGTCCGAACGCCCGCCCGTGCATCCTTGTTCCCGGTGGCGGAACGGTGGGCCTTCGCGCCCTGTGGCTGCTGGCGTTGTCAGGCTTCAAGACGGTCCATGTCTATGGTCTCGATAGCTCCTATGAGGGCGACCAGCACCACGCCTACGCCCAGCCGCTGAACGACGCTGAGCAACGGATCTCCGTCCAGATGCGCGACAAGGTTTATTCCTGCGCCCGGTGGATGATCCGGCAGGCGGAAGAGTTCCGCTGGCATTGGAGCGATCTGGAGCGCGAGGGTGTCCGCCTCTTCGTTCATGGCCGGGGGCTCCTGCCCGACATTGCCAAGACCCTGCGGAGCGCGACATGATCGCTCAGCAAAGCGGGTGGTGGTGGCCAGAAGGTGAGATCAGCGGGCGGCACGTCGTCATTCGAGATGTGGATGAGGCGGTTCGCAAGCTCCTAACTCACGTCAAAGGCCGTGAGCTGATCGTACAGGCTGGCGCGAATGTCGGGGTATATCCGCTCGCCTTGGCTGATCATTTCCACGCGGTGTTCGCGTTTGAGCCCGATCCGGTTAATGCGCAGTGCCTGGCGTTAAACCTGAAGGCTCGCGACAGCCTCAATCGAGTTCACGTCTCAAGCGCGGCCTTGGGCGAGAGAGCCGGGGGCTGTGAGGTCGTCGAGGTTTCGGCCAATAACTGCGGCGCCCAACGCATCGAGCATGGCGGGTCGATCCCTGTCCTAACCATCGACGACTTCGACCTTTCGGCCTGCGATGCGATCTGGCTGGATATTGAGGGCTCAGAACTTGCGGCGCTTAAGGGCGCAATCCGCACCATTGAGGCCTTCTCGCCTGTGATTTGCGTTGAGGACAAAGGCCTTGGCGCTCAGTTCTTTAACACCCCCCCGAACGCCCTGCAGGAGTTCCTTGCTGGGCTTGGCTATCAGGAGGTCGATCGCATCGGCCTCGACAAGGTTTTCAGGAGAAACCCATGACCGACGCAACCCC